AATTTACTTACCAAACCATCCTTTTAAAAATGGAGATGCAGTATCTTTAGTTTCATTAGGATCAACTATTAAAGCATCTAAAACTGCAAATTTAGCAGACCAATTTGATTTAGCATCCATTAATAAATTTTATTGCGTTAAATTAAACAATGAGTATATTGGATTATCATCAGTAAATACACCTGGATTTGTAAATGAACGTCTTTTCTTTGCATCAATTGACATAGTGGGTGGTGATGATAATAAGATAGAAACAATAACAGATAATATTACAGGTTCATTGAGAAAAATTAATGGAACTGTAACCGTTGCAACTGCCACTACAACAGGTCAACAACATAATTTATCTGTTGGTGATAATTTTGAATTACACATTCAACCTAATAGAACTCAAACTTTTGATTTAAGATATAATGAAAATATTAGAAAATTAGTTGTCAATCCAGTATCATTTTCAGATTCTGCCATTGGAATTGGAACAACATTATCAAAAATAACAATTACTGACCATGATTTTAACACAGGAGATTTAGTTGTATATAATTCTTCAACTCCAGCTACTCCGTTAGTTGATAATGGAGTCTATTATGTTGTTAAGGATTCAAGAGATACTATAAGGTTAGCAGAAAACTCATACGACTTATCTATTTTTCCATATAATTATATTGGGATCGGAACAACTGGTGGTGCAAGTCACGAAATTTCAAAAATAAATCCAAAATTAACTTTATATAAAGGAAATACAGTTAACTTAATAACATCTGATGCAAGTTTAACTGATTTTGATATTAATTTTTACGATGATATAAACTTTAAATCAAAAAATAGTAGTAATTTAATTACTAAAGGGGTTAACAATATTCAAATATTAGTTGAGGACTCTTTACCAAGTGAATTTTTCTACAAAATTCAAGGTAAAAATACTAATACAACTAAAACTTTATTTTTACCAGTTGATGAGAGAGTTCCGAACCATTCACAAATAGTAGTAGTTGATTCTAAATTTAACAAATCATTTGAAGTTATAGGGATTGGAACTAATGTATTTAAATTTAATCCAACTGGCATTGCGGAAACAACTTCATATACTTCTACAGGATTTTCATCTGCGTTTTATTCAACAAAATCTTTAGGTGAAATAGGTGGTATACACTCAATAAATGTTTTAAGTAGAGGATTTAATGTTAATAAACTCCCAATCATCACATCAATCGGAACTACAGATGGTAAAAATGCAGTATTAACTGTAGAAGCAGATGAAATTGGAAAAGTAAATAAAACACAAGTTTTTGAGCAAGGACTAGAATTTTCTCCAGACAATACTTTAAAACCAAAAGCAGATAGTAATGTTATTTTAGAATTAAAAGACATATTCACTCTTAAAAATATTGGTATTACAAGTGGTGGTGTTAATTATACAAGTCCACCAAAAGTAATCGCTGTAGGAAAACCAAACATAGTTGCACAAGCAACTTTAAATGGAACATCAGTTTCTAAAGTTCAAATATTAACTAATGATACTGGTTTATCTGAAAAACTTCGAATAATCCCAACTATAAATTCAAATGGAGTTGTTGTAATTGGGGCATCAACTGATAGCAATAAAACAGTGACCCTAAGTTTAAGAGCTCCAAATCCTGAAACTGGTTCTGATAGTGGTTTCTTTAATCAAGGAGGAAGTTTCCCATTTGAGATTGGTGATGAAGTATTTGTAGAAAATATAAAAACTACAGATGGTAATGATGGTTATAATTCTCGTGCTTACAATTATGGTTACTTTACAGTAACTGGTATTGTAACTACAGGTG